ACTTCACCAAGATCAGTAGTAACACCAGAAGCGAAACCAGATTGATTAGTAACCTGATTAACATTGATGTTATATTCAATACCACCAAGATATTCAGGCATTTGCATACGAGCCATTGGATTCACGATTCCGTAATGGACCGCAATGATAGAATAATAGTTATTGCCACCGTAGTTCGCGCGTTCTAGCCAGCGTTGGGTAGCAAAGGCGTAACGCAATTGATTCACCGTCGCAGCAGTAGCTTGAGTTAGATCAGCAACAAAAGTTCCATAACCAGAAGCTTCATATTGCCATTTAGCAAGGGCAGGAGTTTCAGAGTCAGCAGAAATATCAGCACCAGCTTTGAGAGCTAATTCTGATTCAGCATCAATCTTTGTTCCAACAACATCAGGAAGAAGCTTAACAGGAGCATAATCACTTAAACCAATAGTAACTGATTCACCATATTGAGGAGCTAAACAATTATCCACAAAATAATCATGAAGTTTATTAACTTTAAGTAATTTATGACAACAACGTTTAACAGTATTACCAGTATCTGAAGTAAGAACATTGGCCTCGGAAATAGGACCAAGAATTTGATGATTAGTTTTTACTCCATCACCAAAATCAATAGAATACTCTGCTTGTAATTGAGTAGATCTAAAAAGCTTATTCCAAATAAAGTAATAACCACGTTCTTTCAATAAAGAGAATGGAACACCACCAACAGCAGTATTGTTTAAATCATTTTTAATAGAATGTAAACTCTTACCAAGTTTATAGGATAAAGACAAATTAGCATAATCAGACCAAGAAGAAAAACCAGACAAATTAACAGGAGATTGAGCAGGCAAAATATAAGAATTTTGTTGATAACCAGCACCTTTATTTGCACCAATAAATTCTTCCCAGTGAGACCATAACAAACGAAGTGGGACAAACACCGCTCTGACGTTCATAATAATACCATCCATGAACGGAACTAAAGGAGTGGACATTCTAATAATATTAGAAAGTTTTAAAGTAAAGCTATCACCAGGTTGAACTCTAAAAACATGAAGAGGCTCAATATAACCATGAAGCCAAGATGTCTTATGAGTTTTAGGCATAGAATAAATACTACGTGGATACGCAATATCAGGCATGAAACCAACATTTTTATAACTCATTATTTTTCCTCCTTAGGAGCAGTCTTTTTAGCGACATAATCCGCTAAATCTTGATTATTAAATTTAGTGCAGAACTCTTGGAAAGACATATTCTTCTTCAATTCTGGATCTAAATTGTTAAATGTTGCATAAGCTTTATCCGCAAGAGCTTGGATATCAGCCATATTAGTGACTTCCTGGAAGCCGCGTAAATCATTAACGGAACCAATCTTATCACTATTAAGAATTGAATATTTATCTTCAGCAATCGCACCTTGACCGATTTTCTCTAAAATATTTTGTAAACCGACATCATCACTGAAAGATTCAATATACTCTTTTCGATTCTTCTTACCTGTAATAATTTGCTTTGTAACAGGTTTAATATTTCCTTCTTCATCAGTCTCATATGTATCAACAATTAAAGTGTCAATAATATCTTCTTCAGAACAAGGATCATTAGCGAGAGTTGGAGGCAACTCAACAGGACCGAAAGCGGTCTTAATTTTCACTGTGCTCATATAGTTGTGGGAATCTAGTCTTTAGAATTTCATCACAATCACAAACAAGAATTGGTTCTTGATAAGAAACAAGTGGATTTTCGAGATCTTCATCATGGAATTCACCAATAATTCTGATCTCTCTTCCAACACATGGCATAACTTCATTGTTAGGTGCCAAATTTAAATATCTCTTACAGGATCCAATGATGTCTTGATTTGGTTGATTCTCAACAACTTTAAGAGATTCATAGTAGCCTAATTCTTTATTGAAATAAGAAATTACTTTTCTAGTCATACTAAAATCTTGGGTCTCCTCCTCTCATAAAAACTTTTCCTGGGATCGCACGGGAATTAACATGATTAACATCACGACGGAATTTAATCTTATTTTCTCTGCGTCTCATTTTTCTACCTCTTGGCATTTTACTTTCCTCCTTTTTTCTGCGGGGTAGATAGAATGTTCTCAATCGCTTTATCAATTAAAGCAGTATATTGATCAATCACTTTTTCCTGGTCTTGATGCGTAAGACTCATTAAAAGTTCAACACACTTATTGAAAACAAAACTATATTTTGATGGACCATCCGTAAATTGACTCTCAGCGAGAGAAATAAATGACGGAAGGACCAATAAAACCTGTGTAAAAACGTCCGAAACTTTAACCTTTTTCTTAAAAATAGTGATTAACGTCACGGTTATTAAAAGCACTAATTCAGCCAACACGTATTTATGTGACCATATAAACGCTAAAATATCATCCATATCCTACAAACTTCTCCTTAATTTCTTTAATTTATCTTTCATAACAACACCATGAAGAGCGTTAAGCTGATGATCGTATTGAAAACCATGAACAAACTTCTCTGAAGTATTGATTTCCATCATCATTTCTTCATTATCGAGTTGAATATGAACAGGATCATAACCTAATTTCTCACAAAGCTTCTTAAAATATCTTGGAAGACGATGAACCTGACCATTCTTACCTTGGTAATGACCATATCTAAAGAGCTTATTAAAATTAGTAAGCATATAAATCTGACCAATACCAGGACGAGTGGACATCATCACAAATTGCTGACCTTTATCTTTTTTAACATAGCCAGCAACATAAGCGGCGCACTTAATATCAAACTTATTAATTCGTACTAAACCTTTATTCCAAACTTTAGTTAAAAATTTAGAAGTAAACATCTCTTGACCAGACTTAGAAAGACCATAAAATTTAAGATCATCAGGCTCATAGCCGAACAATATCAAATGATAGTGAGCTCTCTCAGTTCTGGTTCCAAGTTCACCACACGCAAAATAGCGGCATTTAATTTTATAAGTATCTCTTAACTTATGTAAAAAATACTGAATATCTTCTTTAACAGGAAGGGGCTTAACATGATCATCATCAAAAGTCAAAGTGACAAAACAATTCTTCTGATGAAACATGGATTCCATTTCACAACGGACTGACCAATCCTTCCTATAAGCCATCTTACAAGCTTCACAATGACCACAAGGGAGCATAAGGAGATCTTCACCGAAAGAGGATTTAAGTGTATTTTCACTGTATTTCGCTCCATTGAGAATCCTGATTTTATACTTAATAAAACCATTATCATCATGATATTTAATTCGATATGCAGGAATAGGATGTAGACAGCTCATATCTTAATTCTAGACAAAAAAAAAAAAAAGTCTATTATTATCTAATTAATCATTTAGACATATTAATCAATTTATTTCTAAAAGAAGATTATTTTCTTTGTTAAGAATAATCAATTTACTTTCTATACGTAAGTAGTGAAAAGTCATTGACCAAGTTATTGACTAGTCATTGACTAAGACATTGACAAGTTATTGACTTTTCCATTGACTTGACATATTTAGTAAAAGTAGTAAAATAACTACAAAGGAGATTTATATGAAAACAATAAAAATAACCGAAGAAACTCACAACAAAATAATGCTGATAAAAGCAGCTTTTAATCTAAGAACAATAGATTCAACGATTCAAATGTTAATTGATGACCATGAATTTACAAATCAAATATTGAGGTTAACAAAAGATGGCAATAAATAAAAACAACAAGAACTTCCAAATCACGCTAGATCCTGAAAGCGCACAACTTTTGGAGAGCCTTGCTGTAAGGTTTAATACCTCTAAAAGCATTATAATTCGAAACGCTTTAAAAGTCTATGCAGGCAAGAAAAATCACCTGATTAAACTATCTTATTCTACTTTACAGGAAGTAGAGCAAACTGAGCAAAAACCAAGTAGCAAAAATGTTATAAACAATGACATTTCAGATGAAGCCTGGAAGCAAACTCTGAAAGACCTAGAAGACATAAAATAACATTATTGTTTTTGTCGCAAGCGATCAACCATCTAGATGGTGACTGGGCACCTATTAATACAAGACGCATATAGGTGCCCGCGCGAGAGATTAACTCTCGCTTTTTTAAACTCAGCGCTTCAACGGGTCTTTTTTTGGCAGTCTTATCTCTCCTGGTCGTTTCATGGAAGCACTGCTAATCGCTCGGCCCTAATGTGTTATCGAAGCCGTTCAGAAAAAAATGTTAGATCTCCTGGAAATGCCGCATTGGTTTTGGGATATGCGGCTTCCTCCACTCTAACAATATTGGGTCCGCACACACGTTAATCGCGCGCGCGAGAGCCAAAACGAACTAGAGTGACATCACTGGTTAAATGATTTTTTTCTTCACGACTTCTCGTTCTACTACTACCGACAATTTCTACGGTGAATCACGTGTAAGACTTTTAAGGTAGGACGGGCCGAGCGCTTAGCACAGAATCCGAACAACTTCCAAAAAAAGCCCCGTTTCCAGGGCTTTTAAGATTGCTTACAGCAACTTGGCTCACGCGTTCCAGCAGCCGATTGCCAGACATTAAAGCATAGCAGCTGCGACACGCGCTAACGCTAATATAATCAAAGCGATATTTCTACCTTTAAGACCATCATTATTTGAAGACTTACCATGTCTATAATCAGCTTTACCAGATGAAGGAGCAGAAGAAGCAGAAATTCCACCATTATTAACCATTAAATAAGGATTCAATCCTGCAGCTTCAAAATCTTTCATCATACGTTGATACTTAGTATCATCCATCATCTTATCGTAAGCACGAGCGGATTGTTGAGCTAAAAATTCATTACGATCATCTAAATTACGTAAGTAAGCTTCGTAATCATGCTTAGCTTTATCAACTCTACCAGTAAAGAAATTACCAAACTTAGCAGCCCAATGTTCTGGATCAGCATCAATCCAGGATGAACCATGTTCAGCACGACCTTGTTGATTATAAAAATCATAAAAGGAGATAGCTTGCTCAGGTTGAGCATTAATATAAGAATCAACAGAACTTTCAGGCATATTACATTAAACCAACATGATCAATGAGACCAGGCAATTTCTTGATATTAATAATTCTCGATGCTGTATATTTAAAGGCAAAATCACCAATAAAGTCAGGACCAGTAGCACCAGTCTTTAAGACTCTACTAATAGCATTTCTATCTTCTTGAATCCAACTAGATGATAAGGAAGGTTCAGAAGTATAATTATCCGCTAAAGACCATTGACCAAGGGATCCAGATGGAAGTGATGGATTAAGTAAACCTGTCACTGTATCATGGAAGAACTTATATTCAGCCCAAGCTTCTTGATAACCAAAACCTTGTAAAGGAGTAGCGGAACCAGCAAAAATTTCAGCAATCAAAGTTTTTTGATCACCAATATTCATAAATTCTGGCCATAATAATTGATATTTATTATCAACTAAGAGATCTTCTCTTGGGATACCTTGACCATAAGAACGATAATGCTTTGTATATCCTAAGATATAAACAAATCCAAATTCAGTAAAAGCTTTACGGAAGATGAAATCATCTTTTCTAGCTGTGACGGAAACAGCACCAACTTCACCAAGATCAGTAGTAACACCAGAAGCGAAACCAGATTGATTAGTGACCTGATTAACATTGATGTTATATTCAATACCACCAAGATATTCAGGCAT